CGAGACCGACAAAGTCGGCCCTTTTCCTTACATAAATGCGTAAAAAAATCCAACCCCTCCGAAGAGGGGCTGGACTTTACTTAGTTACTTAACCGTTCCAATCGTTCCAAGTTTGTTCTTGGGACATTCCCATGACTCGGCATTCTGCGAAATGCTCCATCATTCTTTCTGCTCTGCTTTCTGCTCCATCATCGATATCATGGTTCATCCTTGCGTATTTCTCGCATCCTTCGCAGTATGTCCCAAGGCTTCTCTTGCCTTGCATAACCTTGATTCTTTTTTCGAATGGACGTTTTTGCTCTCCACAAGCAGAGCACTTGCCCCAAGACTCAGGTTGAACAACAACCAAATTTGCCATCATCAAGTTCCTTAAAAGGAGCCTTTGCCGCTTGGAACCCCCAAGCCGACACAAACAACTATAGACTATTTATCGTCATAAGTCAACAATAACTTTAACATTTCATCACGAGACCGACAAAGTCGGCCCTATCAACCATTTGACATTTTTATATAATATAAAAAAAGAAACCCCGCCGAAGCGGGGCTTCACTTGAACCATTCGTCTGCTACAGGAAATATTCTCTGTATGCTATCCGACAGATTTCATCAAAAGTATCTTCGGTCATCATGTCTGACAATCCGCTGTTGAAGATTTCGTAATTCAGCATCCAAAGATCTTCTCTGAATGCATCTCGAAGATCCACCCAGCTATCGTATTCTTGTCTTTTTGCATCCAATGCGGTATAGATGTAGCATTCTACGATCTTGAGTGGCTCAAGTGTATTCAGCATCTTTGCCATTGTATTCATGGTCTTTAATGCATTATGCACTTCTTCCGCCAAGATGTTTGAATTTGCAAGAATCGTTTCTCTATTAGCCATTTGGCTACTCCTTACTAAAAGCCCTTGTCACTTGGAACCCCCAAGCCGACACAAACAATCTACTATATCTATCGTCCAAAGTCAACAACAACTTGAACATTTAGCCACGAGACCGACAATGTCGGCCCATTCGTCCCCACTGAACTTTTTCCTTTCCACACGATCCCCCCTCTCGGGGGGATCGATCAGTTTCAATTCTCAGCTTAGCTCAGCTTGAGATATCCACGCTTTCGAATCGCACGATCAAGAGCAGCTTTATCTGCACCGATCCCTACAAGCTTATGGGTAACGTTTGAATGAACGTTCTTTCGTCGTTTGTACAAAACGTCACCGCTGCTGTTGATTACCTCGATATCGCAGTTAACGTTATCCGTCACGGATTTCACTGCACTCAAAGATGTTTCGTTTGAAACTCGAACTTTTCCGCGAGCGGTCATAACCAAAACTTGATAAAACATCACAAACACTCCTAACAAGGAACTAACTAACTGACTCAACAACAACGTCGAATCAACACAAACCATACTAACATATATCGAACACATTGCAAGCCCATATTCAATCATTTTAGAAAAAATTTTATACACCCCCACTAGGGGGGGTTTTCTGCCATAACAAAAACTACTTTACACGCTCATATATCGCAGGGTGGTCTACGCACAATTCACCCATTTACTCAAGTAGAATCACCCGACTTACATGGACTCCGCATTGCACGAAGTTTTTATGCTATAATAAATACATCATGAACGAAGAACAAATCGAAATAATAAAAAGAGTCTCAAAGTCAATAGCCCCTAAGTATAGATTTGCCCATTATACATCCGAAGATTTAATTCAAGAGGCTATAATAATGGGACTAGATGGATTAACCCGTTGGGACGGTAAACGACCTTTTGAGAATTTTATATCTAGGCATATATCCAATCGCTTAAAAACCTTCAAAAGAGATAAATACTATAGATCTAATGGATCTAAGGATTTAACTAAGGCACAGGCATGTAAAAAGAATCTAGTTCGCCCGGAGCCTTTAAGCGTTGACATAAAAAAGTGTGAGGAGCATGAATTTAACTGGGAAGAATTCGATACGATAATTCCCGCAGAGCTTAGAAAATACTATTTAAAGGTACGTTCTGGAGTAAAAGTTAACGCAGCAATTAAATCTAAAATAATTAGTATAATAAAAGAAAATGTCGAAAAAAACAGGTAAACTAACTATAGAAGAAATAAACTTCATAGTAAGTCAAAAGGATAAAATGACCATCGAGGAAATTGCTCTGGCTTTAAATAGAAGGCCCGGAGCAATAGCCGATTATGTACACAGTAATATTGGCGTAACTGATGTTCAAAAGGTGGATCTTGAGGCAAAGTATCAATTAAGAAGCAGACCATTCTACGGGCTTTTGCAGAAACAGTTTACGGACGAAGAACTAAAACTACTGGATCATCATTACAGAAAAATGTATGCACAGTTTAAGGATGACGTTTTTCATACTGAGGAAATGCAGATACTTGATATATGTAAACTTGAGATACTTTGCGAAAGGATATTGAAGTCTCAGGGCGATTCTAGAAAAAAGATAGCCGAACTAGAATACGATATAGAAATGGCAAAATCCGAGGATAGATCAAGTTGGGACACAAATTTCATCAGTCTTTTAGAGAGACAAATATCTGCACTTCAAATATCTCTAAAAAGCATGTCGGATGAATACCGGGATTTAATGACAAGAAAATCTTCGGCACTTAAAGATATTAAGGGTACTCGGGATCAACGTGTTAAAAATATAGAGGATACGAAACGCACTTGGACTGAATTAGTTACGGCATTGATTGAGGACAAGGACTTTAAGAAAAATGTCGGTCTAGAGATGGAAAAATATAGACTGGCAATGGAAGAGGAATATCATAGATTATCTACGGATATTGTTTACAACAATGGTGTTGTTGACAAGCCGTTACTTAATTCGGAGACTGTTTTAAAAAATGAATAACAAAAATGTATTGATATCGGGCGTAACTGGACAGGCGGGATCTTATTTATCGGAAATATTTCTTAATAACGGTTATAAGGTCTACGGGATTACTAGGCGTACAAGTAGTCCAAATATAGAAAGAATAAAACTATCTCTTGCTAATCCTAATTTTACTCTTATAGAGGGAGATATAACGGACTCTTTTTCAGTGAATGATATTGTTGAAAAAGTAAGGCCCGCATACATTGCAAATGCCGCAGCACAATCCCATGTGGCAACCTCTTTTGAGCAGCCCGCATTTACTTGGAATGCTACTGCACTCGGGGTACTTAATATTCTAGAGGCTATTCGTAAAACCGATAAAAGCATAAAGCTAGTACAGTTTTCTTCCAGCGAAATGTTTGGCAAAAACTATAGTGTTAAAAACGCAGCCATTCGAGATCTCAATGGTCTAGTAACTGGGTTTGAATATCAAGTAAAATATCAGGATGAAAACACCCCAATGCTTCCGCAAAGCCCGTATGCCATAGCAAAATTGGCCGGTCATCATTTAGTCCGCAACTACAGAGAATCCTACGGCATGAATGTATGTTCGGCTATATTCTTTAATATGGAAAGCCCGAGGCGTGGAGAAAAGTTTGTAACACGTAAAATTACTAAGTGGATCGGAGAATTCTTACAATCTCCGTTGGGACAGTGTGAGTCGCTTGAATTTAATGATACCTGTATTTTTTCTTCTACATTGCCCGGTGTCGTCTTTCCTAAATTAAGACTGGGTAATCTTAACGCTTACAGAGACTGGGGGCACGCAGAAGAATATATGGAGTGTGTTTACACAATGCTTATAGAAGGTAAAAATAGAGATTATGTTCTTTCTACGGGCAAGTGTATTTCTGTTGCCGACTTTCTAATTAAAGCTTTTACTTATGCCGGAATAAAAGACTGCCAAAACTATATTAAGATTGATGAATCTTTAAAGCGTCCTTCCGAAGTGGATTTTCTTCATGGAGATTCCTCGCTTGTTCGAGAAGAATTAGGATGGAAACCATCTAAAACAATAGATGACATAGTAAAGGAAATGGTGGATCATGATAAATCCGCGAAAGCCTGCTAGAGATAGAGATCCTGATCTAAATAGAAAAGTTAGAGAAAGAGATAATCACACTTGCCAGCTTTGCAAAAAGAAAAAAAGGGCAAGTGGAATAGAAATACATCATATTTTTAGATGGGCCGATTCACCCGGATTAAGATTCGATGAAAACAATCTTATATGTTTATGTAAAAAATGCCATAAATCAATTAAGAACAAAGAAAATAGTTATGCTTATCATTTTTTGGAGATAATTAAAAATGGCCGCAAAAAACCTGATAATTGATGATTTTGACATAGATATAAATATCGAAAGAAGAGACATCTATCTTTTTAATGATTACATTGATCATGATGTGGCTAAAAACTTCTTGAAAGGATTGCGGATTTTAGAAAAAAGAAAAGATCCGATAATGATACACCAGCTTAGTAACGGCGGCGATACAAGTTCTTCCGCAAGCTGTTATAGATAAAGGGTATATACTAACAATGCCTAACTGCTCGTGGCTTTTACATGAGGGGTATGCATCTATAGAGGATAATGCAAAAACTGTTAAATCGTATGTGGATTTTCATCAATCGTTAATAAATAATTTTTACGACATATTTGTTCGCTCATTTAAAAAGTCCGAGCAATTTAAAGATCAAAAAGATCCGGTAATTAAAAAATATATCAAACAAAAAATATCCTCAAAGAGCGATTGGTGGCTAACTGCGGAAGAAGCTGTTTCTCACGGGCTGGCAGACGATATTTATACAGTACAGAATTTCAATAAATATAGGGCCATGCTATGACATATACAGTTATCAGAGACACAAGAGAACAACAAGGCTGGAATTTCCACCCATACCAGAAATGCTTAGGTATGGAGCTAGGAACTCTTAAAACTGGCGATTATACAATAAAAGAAATGCCGCATCTTATATGCATAGAAAGAAAAGCCTCTGTTATAGAGATAGCCCAAAATATAGTAAAAGACATAGATAGGTTCAAAAGAGAACTTGAGAGAATGCGAGAGTATCCTAACAGATATGTAATATGTGAGTTTAGCCTTACAGACGTAATGAATTATCCTGAAAGTGCTAACATACCGCCATCGATCAAGAAAAACATAAAAGTAAACGGAAAATATCTAATTAGAGTATTATTAGAACTACAGCAAGAGTACGGTTTTCAGCTTTTATTCTGTGATACGCCGCTTAATGCATTTATTGTTGCTGGTTCTATAATGAAAAGAATCTATGAAAAAAATACAAAGTTATGATTTTGATAACGAATGGCTTGGTTTAAACCGGCCAGATGAATACATATACAATCCTTTAGATTACGTTTTTCAGTCTCAAGACACTGATGTAGTCATGAAAAGATTGCTGTGTGTTATGTCAAATCCTGACTATTTTAGATTTGCTACAAGATTTATTCTTAACATAGACATACTTCCATTTCAAATGGTTGTTCTTAAAGAGCTATGGAATAAAAAATATCCAATGATAATAGCTTCTCGTGGAGCTTCTAAGTCTTGGACGATGTCTGTTTATGCATTACTGCGGGCCTTATTCTTGCCCAAAAGAAAAATAATTATAGTTGGTTCGGCTTTTAGACAGAGCAAGGTTTTATTTTCTTACATGGAAGAAATATGGAACAACGCACCTATACTAAGAAGTTTATGTACTAAAGAAAGCGGGCCTTATAAAGACCCCGATAGACTGATATTTAAAATAAATAACAGTGTTATAACATGTCTTCCCTTGGGTACTGGCGATAAAATTAGAGGAGCTAGAGCACACGATATTATTACGGACGAATTTGCGTCTATACCAATAGAAATATTTGAAACCGTTGTTGCGGGCTTCGCTAACGTATCTTCTTCACCAAATGAAAAAGTTAAACACAAAAGAAGGCAAAAACTAGGTATAACACCGCCAGAAGAAGAGTTTGATTCTACAAATATTGGAAACCAAATCGTTTTAGCCGGTACTGCATACTATGAATTTAACCATTTTGCTAAATATTGGAAGGATTACCATGCACGTTTAAGCACAAAGGGCGATCCCGCAAAAATATCAGAACTTCTTGGAGATAAAAACCACTCGGCACTTAAATGGGATAGTTATTCAATTATTAGAATACCTGTGAGTTCATTGCCTGAGGGCCTTATGGACGAGGGTATGATAGCTAGAGCTAAAGCTACTGTTCATGCCGGTATATTCGATATGGAGTATGGAGCTATATTTTCTTCTGACTCTCAGGGCTTTTTCAAGAGAACTTTAATAGAATCTTGCGTTGTATCTCATAGCAACGAAATAAATTTGCCTAGCGGCCCTGTTATTTTTGAGCCTAAACTTTATGGCAGTAAAGACTGCAAATATATTTATGGAATTGACCCGGCATCTGAAGTTGATAACTTCAGCATAGTTGTACTAGAAGTACATCCAGACCATAGAAGAATAGTTTACTCATGGACTACCAACAGGCAGCAACACAAGGAAAAGTTAAACTCAAAATTAACAACTGAAACGGATTTTTATTCTTACTGTGCAAGAAAAATAAGAGATTTGCTTAAAATATTTCCGTGTCAAGAAATAGCAATGGACTCTCAGGGTGGCGGTAGAACAATTTCTGAGGCTTTACATGATAAGAGCCGTTTATCAGAAGGAGAAATACCTATATGGCCAGTAATAGACCCTGAAAAGCCCGAAGACACTGATGATTACGCTGGTCTTCATATTCTAAAGCTATGTAATTTTGCAAAAGCAGACTGGACTGCTGAAGCTAATCACGGCCTAAGAAAAGACTTTGAAGATAAAGTTTTATTATTTCCATACTATGACCCAGTAAGTATTGAACTCGCCATAGAATCTGACAATATCAACGGAACTATATACGACACGCTTGAAGATTGCATTTACAATATAGAAAATCTCAAAAATGAACTTTCTATGATTAACATAGTTCAAACTCCGGCTGGAAGAGAAAGATGGGATACACCAGAATATATCATCGGAACCGGAAAAAAGGGGAGACTAAGGAAAGACAGATATTCTGCTTTAGTTATGGCAAATATGTCTGCTAGAACCAAGCCAAAAGAAAACTTCTTAGATGCTTATAAGCAATACGGAGGCTTTGCTCAAATGATAGACCGAGAAAAGCTTGGTGAAGGTGATGACTATGATGGGCCTGAATGGTTTAAGGATAGTGTAAATAACAACTCCGGATACTACATGTAACTTGAGTATACCTAATTGTATGGCAATCAATTATCAATGCAATTAGGAAAACATGAACAAAATATATAACAACTGCGAATATTACCAAGATTTTAATGAGAACGATTTAAATGCTTACTGCGGTATAAATAAATCAACTGCGTATAGCAATCGTGAATATCTTAACGTAGAACCTAATATCTCAGTTAGGCCATCTTTTGACAGGCGTGATTACGAAGCGTTTAGGCCCGGCGAGGCTACAGCTACAAAGCAAAAGAAAAGTATGCGTGAGTGTAATGATGCATACGATAATCTTGGAATTATAAAAAATGTTATAGACCTAATGGCCGACTTTTCTTCTCAAGGTCTTACAATTGTACACACAGACCCAAAGATTCAAAAGTTTTACAGGGCATTTTATAATCAAGTAAATGGCGAAGAAAGAACCGAAAGATTTCTTAATTACTTTTATAGAATAGGAAATGTAATAGTTCACAGAAATACAGCAAAAATAACAAAAGTAAAAGAGTCAGAGTTTAAGCAGTCAACCGCATCTACCGATTCTATTATTGCCGAAATGCCTATCTACCGAAGAGAGATTCCTTGGTCTTACGAATTTATAAACCCAATTAAAGTTGACTTAAAAAATATTAACGGCGAAAAGAAATATTTTATCAAGGTTAACGAAAAATTTGTAGGAACAAAAAAGTCATCAGAAGGAATTGAATATCTACCGGAATACCTAAAAGACCAGATAAAAGAAGGAAAAAAAGAAGTAGAACTAGATATATCTAAAATCAGCATATTCCATTACAAAAAAGATGATTGGTTGCCTTGGGCTAATCCTATGGTTCATCCAATACTTGACATAAAATAGTTCCAAGAGAAGGAATTATAAATAAGCTAAGAAACATCATAGCAAGTAATACTGGTGGCGGTACATTCGATTTAGTATGGGGGCCTGATCTAAAGTTCCAAGAAAGCAATAGTCAAGTATATAAATTCTTAGGAGAAGAAAAGTACAAGCCCGTTCTAAACAGTATTTATCAAGGCTTAGGAATTTCAGCCGCAGTAACAGGTTCTAGCGGAAATGCTAGCTATACCAATAACTATGTATCAATTAAGGTATTAATAGAACGTCTTGAATATGGACGCAAGGCCGTTAAGAAATTTTGGGACAATGAATTTAAGATTGTTCAAAAGGCCATGAAATTCAAAGAACCGGCCCGTGTTCATTTTGATGCAATTATATTGGCCGATGAAGCAGCTATTAAGACACAGCTAGTTAGTCTTGTAGATAGATGCATAATGTCAGAAGAAACTCTTCTTGAAAGATTTAAAGAAATGCCAGAGATTGAACAATCTAGACTCAAACGTGAAAACAAACGTAGATCTAGAGATAAAGATGCTCCTAGAAAGGCTAGTCCATTTCATCAACCTAACCATAAAGAAGATATGGCAAAGATGGCATTACAATCACAAGTATTAGGTAAAGACTATTTCGAACAAATAGGATTACCATATCAAGCACCGCCAAAAGAACCTACTCAGAATAATTCAGGTATTTCACCCGCAAGGAAACCCAAAAACACTCAAACAGGTCGTCCGCTATCACGTAAAGATGTAACTAAACGAAAAACCAAAAGAGTTCTACCAAAAGCAAAAGGTTACGATACAAATGTTTTTATGTGGGGAGTATCAGCTCAAGATAAGATATCAGAAATAATAACACCACTCACGAACCATACGAAGAAATAACAGAACAGTCTATAAAAACAAAAATTAAAGCTGAGTGTATGCCTTCTAAAGAATTCCTATCTGTTGTAACTGAAAAGATTAATTCATTTGCCGCTGCACTACAGAGAAAGCCAACAATAGAAGAATTAAGAACTATTTATGCTGTAACATTTGCTGAAATAAATTAATTGCGTATTTAAGATTGGAATATTATGATAAAAGTATATGCACAAGAAATATCTGATGGACTTGGCGAAATTATTGCTAACAATAATTCCATAGCTTATTTATCTTTAGCTAGAGAGTCCACTAGACCAAAAATAAAAAGACCTTTCGAGGTTAGTTCGGCATCAGCTAATTCAAATCAAATAGATCTTTTCTATATGGAAAGCATCTTAGTTAGCACAGGCTGGAATAACAATGATGATGTTTTTTATCCAGAAGAATTGTGGCCTGCTAGATCTACAGCAGAAGATAAACAATTCAATTTCATGCATGATGAAAAAGATATATTTGGTCATATAACCGGAAACTACATTCTTGATAGCGTGGGAAATGAAGTTCCTTATGATTCTATGTTTCCGGATCAAGTTCCAAAAGAATTTAATATACATGTCGGGTCAGTAATTTATACCAGTTGGTCTGATCCAAAGCTCGCAGAAAGAGCAAGAAGTATAATAGAAGGAATAAAAGAAGGTAAATGGTTTGTTTCAATGGAATGTTTATTTCCAAACTTTGATTATGAACTAAAGTCTCAAGCAGGTGAGAAAAAACTTATATCCAGAAGTGAAGCAACAGCATATTTATCTAAGTATTTAAGAGCATATGGTGGTGATGGTGTATACCAAGGTTATAGCGTTGGTAGAGTTTTAAGAAATATTACGTTTTCTGGAATGGGTCTTGTTAATAAACCTGCTAATCCAAAAAGCGTTATAACAAAAATAATTACTAATGAAGATCAGGCAGAAACTGAAGAAGTTATTGCCTTAGAAGAAAAATCAATATCAGGAGAAAATAATATGTCCGTCGATTTAAGCCAAGAACTAGACAATGTAAAGGCAGAATTAGCTAAAGCTAAAGAAACTATTGATAGCCTAACTAATTTCAAGACACAAGCTGAAACATTAGAAGGTTCTGTTGCACAGTTAAAGTTAGATATAGCTTCATTGCAAGAGCAGTTATCAAAAGCTAGTTTAGATTTAGCTGAAGCTGTAAGTAAGAAAAATGATATGCAATCAGAAATGGATAAGATGAAGAAAGAGCAGAAAATGGCTAAGCGTAAGGCTTCGCTAGCTGATGCCGGTCTTGATGAAGAAGACTTAGAAGTAACCTTAGCATCTACTGATTCATTAGAAGATGAAGCCTTC